TGTGTGTTGTTGATGTGTTTCCTGGTGCTGTTGCCTCTGTTGCTGTTGATATACCAAATCCTGCTGAATAAGGTACAGCAGAAGATTGATTTACATAGTTATCACTTGAAGCACAGTATAAATCATTTGATCCTTCGCCTTCGTCTGTTCCACTTTCATCATGGAATTCATCAACAATACCATCGACTAGATTAAATACTGTGAGACCTTCATTAACGGCCATCTTGAATCCAAGTAATGCAATATTTTGCTCATTGGAATCAATATTCGATTGTATAAATCCTGGTTTATCATCTTTATATAATGCCATCTATTATGCCTCAGTATATCGCCAACCGTAAGTAGAGTTATAGTAAACTAAACTAAATCCTGCACTTTCTGTAGCGACAGTTAGGTCGGCTGCGTTACCATTAATTTTTTGTGAATTTCTTCCTATTGTTAAATTGTTTGTATCGAAACTTGCTGTTGCGTCTAAAAATCTTACTTCATCTCCTAAACTAGGACTTGCTGGTAATGTAATTGTAAATGCACCGCCAGACGTATCAACTATTAATCTGTCACCTGCAACAGCAGTATATGTTCCTGATTTTGCTTGCCATGCTGAAGTGTTTTTATTAATTGCACCTGTTGTTGTAATTGAATCTATATAAGCGTCTTTGTAATACAAAGAACTAGTTCCTAAATCAACATCACTATCTGTTGTTGGTGCCAAAACACCGTCTGTTAATTTAATCTGGTCTGCATTGGCAACTTTAAAATCTATTTGGTCATCTGTATCAGCTGTAATACTACTATCACCATCAGCGTCTAAAAATAATTCAACACCATTTGTATCAAAAACTTTAAATGCTTCGTTACTGAATGATGTTATAACATATATGTCTGCTGAATTTGCTGGCGCAGCTGTAAATGTAATTCTTTTTAAATCACCTGACCCATCAACACCTAATGTATATGCTTTTCCTGAACCTGGTTCTTGTCTTACGTTATCAATAAATACTTGTAAAGCATTCTCTCCACCTGCTGGTACAATATTTGCTAAATCAAACGTAGTTGTAGAACCATCTCCTGTAAAACTATCTTTAACTGGTGCAACTCTAAAATTGTCTGAAGGTTTTGCGCCGATATAAGCCATTTAATTATCCTTTATACATCTTCTAATACTGAAACAGTCACATCTAAAGCACTAGCTGCACTTGCGATTGCTTCTAAGTTATCTGCATTTGATCCATCGTTCATTAATACTAATTTATTACCAGACATAATCTCTAATGATGAACCTGCAGGGATGCTGGCATCCTTAACGATAAACACATCATTTGAAGCCCCTTCTTCAGCGTCTAAAAAAACACTTGCTGTGATACCAGCAGAAGATTTATTACACATTGTTATACCAATTACGATGGATTCAAGAGCAGACGAACCAGAACCTGCAGGTACAGCATAAATTGTAGAATTACTACTGTTACTGACATCTTTGGTTGTTATTCTCTTAAAATCGTTTGCCATTTTATCTCCTTATTTCTTACTATTTATAATATTATCCTAACGCAACTGCCTGAGCAATAGCAAAAGCGTTTGTAGCAGCGCCTATATCACTAGCAACTTGAGCACCTGTTCTTGTTTTTAATACTCCACTATCACTAACTATGAAAGCGTCAGTATCACTAGACGCGGCTGATAAACTTGATAGTGTAAGTGTTCCACTTGTTGATAGATTTTCATTACCAAAAGATATGGCACCTGAACTATCAGTTATTGAACCACCTGTGATTGTTAATATTGCTGAACTTGTTGTATCAGCAAAAGCTGTTGATGATGTTCTTGCCATATTACCCATAAATGCATGATTTGTACATTGATAATATAATCTTTGTGGTGTAGCGTCACTTACAACTATTTGAGTATAAGCGTTTGAACTACCTGCTGTACCACTTGTTGTAACACCTGTTGTATATGCAGTATTTTTAGCAGCGTCTAAGTAAAATGCTAAAGGGTGTCCACCATTTGTGCCATCTTGTTGATTAAATCTGTATGTGTTACCTGGTTCAAATTGTATGAATGGTGCAAATATACCATCTATTTTATAACCATTACTTGAACCTGATCCTTCGTATATATGATTACCGTCTTTTGTTGCAACTGTTACAACTAATTCAGTATATGCGTTTGATCCGTCAGCATTATGTTGAGCACCTAATACATCAGCAAAAATATTTTCTGGTATCTCATTATTAAGTGATATTGTTAAGGTATCAGTTGCACTAACAGCAGCAGCAATACCTGTAGAACCTGTAAATGTGATTGTGTTACCTGTAACAACTGATTGAGTTGTTGTCCCATCGGATATTGTGAAACCAGTACCAGTAACACTCGTATTAATTTCATTTACGGCTGCAACAATAGAACTTTTAGCACTAGTACCTAGTGTTGCCAAATCACCTATATCAGTTCCTGATATTGCGTTAACCGTTGTTCTTAATGTATTTAAACTGTCGGTTGTTGCTACACTTCTAGTTGCCATTTAATTTTTCCTTGAGTAAATTTTTTATTTCATTCATCTCTGCTCTAATAGTATTTATTTCTCTTACCATGTCTTTTAATTCATCATCTTTAGCTTGTTGTTTCTTTTTTCTTGCCATATATTTAGCATAAGCATCTGAATCCACATTTACGATTGCTTGAGTTTTTAAATCTCTTACTAATCCTGGGTGTCCTTGTACTTTTAATGTGCTCATTATATTGCCAATGCTATTCCTCTTAAATCTTTTAGAAGTGGAGGATATGAACTGTTAGTTCCAGTTAAAACTACTTTTAATTGAAACGCTGTAAATTCTGGTAAAGAACTTGCTGTAAATTTATATTCTTTAAATGTTTCTCTATCTTCTGCTGGTGCAACTGCCACATCAGGACTTCCGTCAGTATTAAATGCTGTAAAGTCTTTATCGCCTAATTTTCTTACATCTTCAGCAGCTGTTGTTCTAAAGAACACTTTGAAATCTGCTTCTGACCTTAGGTTTGCTGATATTCTAATATCCAGTGCCGTAGCATTTTCTGTTAAAAGAACTGGTTTAGTTATATATTTTGCAGGCGCACTACCACCAGTATTTTTTGTTTCAGCAACAAAGTCTGGTGTTACTCCACTTGAAGGTGAGAATAATCTGTTTTGAATTAAGAAAGCACTTATTCGTTTTGTATCAATGACAGGCGATAATGCTGAATTACTTCCTGCACTTGATAATGTTAATGTAAATACAAGTGACTTACTACCTGACATCTCATTTGTTGAATTGATTGTAGAAGCAACCATACCTGGTGCTGTCATGTAATAATCTTCATTTAAGACTACAGGAACTGCTTTTGAAGCTGAAGTTAAAGTAAATTCAGTTTCAGTACCTTCTAATGTTTTAGCAGTTGTACTTCTCATAGTTGCTGTCAATCCACAACCTGGTGGAAGCATATTTCCTATAACAGGTTGTATTACATCAAACAACATATTTCTTGTTGCTGTCATTGTAGTTGAACCTATATCACCTGAAGCACTTGCTGTATCTGAGCTTGCAGCAGTTATTGTATAAGAATCTAACTTAATATTACCAATTGTTGTATATGTGCCATTAATATTTGAGTGTGCAATACCGTTATGAGAACCTGACGCTAATCCAGCAATCGTTACATTGTTTGATGTACTATGCATACCATGGTTTCTGTGATTAACTGTTACAACAGCTGAACCTGAAGTTGTTGTTAATGGATTAGTTTTAGTCAAACTCTTAACAGGTAAGTCAGCATTTGCTAAACGAACTGTACCATTAGTGCCTGTTGTAAATTGACAACGATTTAATTTAAATTTAATATCTTCATTTTGGTCTGGTGTCCATGTGCCACCATTTTGTGATTTAAACATACCACCAAAGTGAGGTTGTTTAGAAATCAATCTTGAACTATCTACTGTTTTTGATCCCATTCTTGCAGTCCAAACATTGTATTCATCTGAATTAGATTTTAATACAAAACAATAATCAGTTTTATCTTTTAAAAATACTGGACTTGGGAAAGTAAATTTAGTTGCAGTTGTTCCGTCACTTGAAGTTGATATTGAACTGCCATTTACTACAGCAATACCAAAAGGTAATATTGTCTGTGTAGGATAACCATTGACCATTGTTCTAAGTTGACATTGAACTGGTTGAGAGCTATCTTTAGTTGAGAAGAATACCTCAATACTACTAATGAATACACCATCTTTTGAATTAATAAGAAATGATTGTGCTACAGGATCTGGATTTCTATTGTGTCTGTGAGGACGACTTTGTGGTTGTAATTGTTGAGATTCAACCCTTCTATCTGTTCTTGTAATTGTAGTATTTTCTTGTAAATCTTCTCTTTGAACTTGTGCCTCTCTAGTTGATACAATTGTTTGTTGAACATTGTTTAATAAACCTTTTGCTGTATAGTCTGCTTCAGCTGAAGAGAATATTTCATTTACTAAATTATTTGTAGAACTAGTTGTTAATCTGAATACTCTTTTACCTGTTCTAAATCTTGGATTAGAACTATCTGTTGGATCAGGTATTACAAATACACCTGAACATTCACCTTTTGAATCAGTTGTTAGAGCTGCACCTGCACTTGAGCCTGTAGGTGTAACATGAGTAGAAACATCAACACCATCAAAGAATGGATACATTCTAGTGTTTGGTTTTAAATCTTGTCCTGTGAATGAGATTGATTTACTTCGAATGAAAGGTGCAAATGCTACACTTACAACCCTATCACCAAAACTTGTTCTCACAGCATTTGGTATTAAAGATGTTCTTACACCAGACCTTCTTTGTGTTACTCTTTGTTCAGTAGTAATTGTAGTATCTAATCTATTACCAATTCTTCTTGTTTGTCTGCTTGTTTCTCTAACTTGTCCTGACCAGGTATCGTTCCAGTTGCCCCATACAGTTCCTAAATTTAAATCTAATACACCTGCAGAAGCAAGATTTGTAAGTGTATCAAAAGTACCTGGCATTGTAATCTGTAAATCAGGTTGTCTTTCTGTTTCAAACCATTCATCTATTTCAGGATCTAATTTAATCGTACCAATAAAGTCTATTACATTGAACGGTTGTAAGTTTACTGTATTACTTGCAAAAGGTTGCTCATCAATTGTGACTTCACTATATGGTAAAGTAATTAAGTCACCAGTTTTCTGATAACCTAAAGCGCTTCTTTCAGCGTCTGTAACTGTTTCACTAAGACCACTATCGACTTCAACTAAAGCTGCATTGTCTTGATGAAACGCAGGTCTTAATTCGCCTTCTGCCATATCCATAGATATTGAATAATCATTATCTGAAACATCACCTATACCATGACCTGTAAAGTTGTCAACTATGATACCATTTTTAAATCTGTCTAGTCCATCTGAATCCTGTATTTGCATATTCTGTGCTTCTGATTCCAATAAAGACAACTGAGTGTAATACTCAACATTTTCTATTCGTTTTTCTAAACGACCAATATCTCTCATTGTAAATCTTCTATTATCTAATGGTGTTATTTCAACATCGCTAGTATTAAAAGTAAATGCAGGTGTAAACAATTTATATAAAAGCATTGCGTCTTGTATACCTTCAGGCTCAATTGGATCTAAAGATGAAGCGCCTTGAATTGCTTTAAAGTCACCATCAGCTGTTAAGAATATTTTATCTTTACGACTTAAATAATATTCTAAATCTGCTGTGACATCTGAATTAATTTTCATTACTTCAATTGTTGAAGCACCTGTGCCATCAAAACTTCTATCTACGCCACCACTATCAATCGTTGAAGCGTCATCAACTCTTGGTCTAAAATCTAAACTATCTCTTAATTCAAATTTCTTTCCAGTAACATCTGAGGTATAAGAAGGAATACTTCCATACTCGAAACCAGCATAACTATCTACACTAAAGAAATTACCAGCACCATGTGCAAAGAAATTAAATGTAATTAATAATCTACCAGTAGGTGCTTGAGCACCTGGTTTTCTAACAAGTCTTGCTATATCATAAAAGTTATCTCTTTGTCCTGTATCTAAATCAAATCTATTTGTAATATCACTATCACTTGTTGTTGCAGCTGTACTAAAATCTGCTGCCATGTGAACTGAAGCAACCTCATAAACATCTGCTTTACCCAAACTGATAAAGTCAGCTTGTGCAAGTGCTTGAGTATTTACAGTTGTTGTTTCACCTGTGTTTGCAGTTTTAGTTTTAGCACTTACTACCGATGTAGATAAAGTTGCTGTAACTTTAATTTTATGTCCATTGAAACCACTACCTAAATCTAATGCTACAGTTTTACCTGTTGGTGAACCACCAAGTGTATAATCACCAGAACTACCTAATGTCAATACATCTCCAACAGCACCAGTACCACCAGATCCTGTTGACATGATTGAAGCAAGAAAGTCTGTATCTGAATGAGCAGTAAATACTTCGTTGGTACCTGCTGTCAATGTTGCAGTACCTGAACTTGAAAGGGTTGTAACAAACTGCCTTCTTATTTTAAAACTTGTATCACTAATACTAGAATTGTCAGTTGTCAATAATGTTTTAACAACTTCATAAGGCATTTTAAATATTGCTCTGTCTATTGTTGGTTCTTGCATTTTGGTTCTTTTACGAATGAAAGAAGCCTTTGTAGTTACATCTGAACCGCCAACAGCAGCAGACACTTCTAATGCAGTATCGGACTCAATACTTTCTACTATTCTTGTAACCGTTGTGTTAGCGTCATCTGTAAATTCAATCACATCACCTATTACTAATTCTGTTTGAAATCTTGTGCCAAATCCTTTTAATGCTGTAGCACTATTTGCTATACTTACTGTTCCTGTTAAAGTTTTTTGGTCACCAAATGTTGAAGTTAAATCAACATCACTTGTAAAGACAGGACTTCCTGCCATTGATATACCTTTAACTTGTGGAAACTTTTTCTGTGAAAAACCTTTTTGATTATATGCACTATGTTGAACAGTAGCTGTTACACTTGAACTTCCACCTGTGATTGTTTCTCCATCAACAAACTCACCTTTTACATTTGATAAAATTACTAAATCATGTTTTGCAAGACCACCTGATCCTGAGTATGCACTAAAACCAGAACCATCAACTGTTGCAGGTTGTGTGCCTGAAGCATCACCAACACTTGCTGAAGATGGTGCAAATAATTTAAATGTGGTTGCTGTTGGATCTTTTACTGTGTGAGTGCCGTTAATATCTGTTATACCAGACACACCTGAGATTGTTACTTGTTGTCCTTCTTTTAATTTATGACCACCTGAACAAGTGACTACAACTGGATTAGCTGAAGTTGCACCTGTGATTGTTGAGGACTCTTGTGTTGAAACACTTTGAAAAATACCTGTTGCACCTGAAGTTCCGCCTGTAACTGTTTCACCATTTGTGAAAGAACCTGAAGCTGCACCCACAGTATTAATGTGAGCAAACATTTCAATATCAAAAAGATAATGTTTGAAAGTATTTGTTGTAACACTTGAATTAGATAAGAATACTGTTGAAGCAGAACCAGAATTAAATTCTATTGCTCTAGTTTTTGCACGACCAATATCAAAGTTAGTACCACCAGCAGAAGTTAATACAGTTCCTCTAGAGCTGTGTTCAGTATCTACTAATCTTAAAGTTTTATAAACTTCGGTCTCACCAGATACAAATCCTACATCAGGTAAATTAGATAATTCTGTTGTATTTACAAATGGTAATTGTTCAAATCTAGTTATACTTCCACTTTGTGTTTCGAACTCTCTTGCTTTATCTAAATCAACAAAAGTTGTACCATGTTTTTCTATTTCATATCCTTTAACATATGCTTTACCTTGTGATAATCCTAAAGCAAGTTTTGCTTCATCGGCTGTGTTGCCATCTGCTGATGTGCTATCAGCTGCATTTATACCACGGTTATTTCCTGATAATAAATGTTCTCTAACATCTAAATCAAATGCTCTTACAGCATAGTCACCACTTTCATCAAAGGTTCTTCTTGCTAAAGTATCTTCTAAAATATTGTATCTTGTTGCTGTTGCCTTTTCTTCTAATACACCATTTCTTACTCTTGCAAGTTCCACAAAACTTGAATCAGCAGTAGATGTTAAAGATAATTTTGCTAAAGTTAAATCTATTTTAAATCTATGAGCACCAGTTGCGTTTTCGTTTGATGATCCTGTTGCATTATCTAATAAACTACTATCATCGGTTGATGTAATAAAACTTTCTGTGATTGTTAGTCCAACTCTATAACTAGGTGTGTTTGTATATTTGTCTAATAAAATTGTTTGTTCACCAACTTCAACTAAGAAACCATTTATAAAGTAAGTTCCTGCACCAATGTGTGCTGATGAACCTGTTGCTGTTGTATTTACAACTGCTGTTTCACCAGTTGAAGCTGAGGATGTTAATGTCTCGCCATCGGTAAAAACACTACCCTCATTTGAAGAACCACTATCTCTATATTTTACAAATAAAGTATCTGGATCAGTACCGTCAGTTGCCTCTACTTTTACTACTTTACCTTTAACACCTGATGTGCCACCAGTTATAGTTGTGCCTACAAAATTAGCTAATGTGCCTGTAAAAGATGTTAGTTTAATTGCTTCATAGTGAATATCAATTGTAATATTACCAGGTATAACCATAGCACCTTGTTCGAACAAGTGCTCTCCAATTTTTTCAATTTGACCTTGTAATATAGATTGTTGAGAAGTTAATTCTCTTGCTTGTACAGCAAATCCTGGTCTATATAGGACCCTATGAAATTTTTTATCTTCACTAAAGTCATCATAATATGGTGTAACATTAAAGTCAGTTGGTGATGGCATTATTTTCCTCTATCTAAAATTCAATAATCAATTTAATATTTTCTGTTTGGTCAGCAGCCCTTGTTATAGGACTTCTATTTTCAACATAAATTATATCCCCACTATCGAAAGCTACCTCAGAGTTAGCATAACCTGAAGTTAAAGAAACTCCGTTTACAGTTGTTGTGCTTGTGCTTGGTGTTAATGTTGCACTTGAACTTTGTCCTGTAATAGTATTTGCACCAGAGAATGCTGTTAGATTACCATTACTATCTGTTCCACAATCTGGAAATCTAGTTTGAACATAATGAAGTAATTTATTTGTTGCGTCAAATTCTACTACTTTACCTACAGCACCTGTTGAAGCTTGATTTATTTCCTCATCTGCTGTAAATGTTCCTGATGTAGAAGCACCTAAAACTACTTTAGCAGCTCTTAATGTATCAGCTGTTGATACAGTTGATGTTCCAAAGTTAGTTGGGTTTCTTACAAGTCCTATTCTTCTAAAATCATTTGATACAGTTATGTCAGATGTTCCTTCTAAACCTACAAGCGATTTATTTAACATTACAAAGAATCCGCCTAACTCTTTTACAGCGTCAGCGCCATGACCACCTTTTGGTGGTATAATAACAGTTAGATTTGAACCTGATCCTGAACCACCAGCATTTGTGGCAGCAATAATATCAGCATCTCTAATATAAGCAAAAGTGTAACCTGATCCTGCAGTTGTAACTGTTGCAGCTGTTATCGCACCAGCAGTTATTGTTACAGAAGCAACTCCGCCTGATCCATCACCACGAATTGGTATCGCACTAATTGTTGAACCTGATGAAGTATTGAATCCTGATCCACCAGCAGTTACTAATATTGTATCTAACGCACCATCTACAGCGGCAGCTGAAACTGTGGAATCTGTTGATACATGAATGAAATCTGTTGACTTAAAGTTGATTTGCTCTGAAGCAGTTAGTGAATACATATACTTGTATCTGTAACCATCAGAGGTTGAAAAAATTGAATTTGATGTTGAAGTCGGCTCGTCTGTTGCCGCTGTATTACCATCGTTCTCTATTACTTTGTAAACATCACTATTACTATTTACAACAAAGAATGTTGCGTCAAATAAATTTGTTGCACCACTATTTGCTGTGGTAGATGATGAGTAATCATGTCGGTACATATCATAAGTAGTACCAGTTGCCCAATCCCTTCTTGGCACTACAAAAGATACATCACTTGAATTTATCTTTTTTAAACCAATCATATCGTCATAGTTGTAAAATTCTGAACCGATATCGTCATTAGGAGTAGGAGGTGTAGTGTCAGTTCCCTCAGCGATTGTATTACCTTGAGCATCAACATCGGATGCCCATGCGTGAGAGCGACCTATGAATAGATAATATGTTGTAGCAGCTGCTTCAGAAAATGATTCTTGAAACTGCTCAGCATTATGTATTCTAAATTTGTTTGTAATTATTGCTGCCATTGTCTTTTCCCATTAATTAGAGTTGTTCTCCTTTTATTTATAAACTATTTATAACCATTTACGTAGGCTTAGATGTTATCTCACAAGGAAACGCTAAATTTGTTTTTATACCGCCACTTGATAATGATCCGTCTAAATCACCTATTCTCACACTTTCACCATCAACACTAGTATCGCCTGTGCCTATGAACTTTAAAGCGTCATATTCTGCAAGTGATACTGGAAATGATACATCTTGTTCTAATTGTATTGATCCTGTAGCTGCACCTGAAGTTGCACCACCATCTTCTAATATTATTTCACCCTCACCTGTGCCTTCTTCTAATTCAATACCATTGACAGGACTATATGAAGATAACGCAAATCTATTGATAGAACTTAAAGTAGGGCCTGCATATGCTCGCCCTCTATCTACCGAAGTGCCTCTTGCAGTAAGACTAAACTGTTTACCTGATAAAGGTACTTCTATCTGTATATCTAATTTTAAGTCTAAATCTCTTGTGGTTGAAGAAAACACAGCATTATAGTCATCGCTAACATCTATATTTTCACCTGTTCTTGCTTGTAAACTTGTTCTCTTTGTAGTGCCGTCAGTTAGAGTTCCTAATCTTCTACCAAAAACAGTAGTAAATAGAGTATTAACAATACTAAAGATTGGATCATCTGAAGCACCTGATATAACACCTACAACTGGAGATGAAACTTGAGCTGAAACTTGTGTTGCAATATTCACCTCACCAGTTACATAAAAACCAGCTGGGTGAGTTGCTGATTTGATTGCATCACGCCATTTGTTTATACTTTCTCCAACTCTTATAACGTAAGAATAATCTTGGTAGTATAAACTGTCTTGTATTTTTTTAGAACTTTCAGATATATGTCCATCTTGGTTAATAAATTTTCCTGTTGTTGTAACTTTTGTATCAATTGCAGCTGTTGCTGCTAATGTATCTGCCTTCACCACTGTGGCAGTTTCACTACCAGAAAAAGTTACTGTATCACCTACTTCTAATTCATCAGTTGTTGCTGTATATTTTAAAAGATTACCTGTTAAACTTACAACTGTTCCTGTTGCACCACTTACATTACTTGTAAATGTTTCATCAGCACTTACTGTTCCTGATATCGTTTTAAGTATAGCATATTTAGGAAATGAAAGTGTTGGTGCTGATGTAAAATTAATACCATGTTCAACGATTTTTAAAGATGTTGCAGCTCCTATGTTATCACCAAAAGGCACAACCGTACCATTTGCACCTGGAAATGCTATGTCTTGTACTAACAATCCTCCAGTTTCTAATTCTATTCTTCCTGCACCATCATTACCATCGTCTGTTTCATCTTCTAATTCTATATGTCTAATACCTGATATAGTTGCTGTTGGTAAAGTAGTATAACCAGAACCACTTGCAATCATTCGAACATCTGTAATTTCTCCATTATGTGTTCCTACTTCTTGCACAATCTTATTACCATCATGTGGATCACCATCAATTGTTTTATCTTCTAATACAATATGGTCATCTGCTTCAAAGTTGTAAGGTATATCTACACCAGAATCTTGTAATAGTATATAAGACCTAGTTGCTGTATTACCCTCATCTGCTTCTGATAATAATTGACCACTATCATCTTCTAATTGTATTTCACTTCTTAGTAACTGGTCAACTGTGCTTTCATCTAAAAGTTTTCCACCACCATCATTATCCACACCTTCTTCTAAAAGTAAATCACCTGTACCGCCATTGTCTATTGTTCCTGTTTCTAATTCTGTATGTACTGCTAAACTTCCTGCCTCTGGTGCAAAACCACCACCAACAACTGACACTTTTGCCTCAGCACTTCCTGAACTAAATGTAAGTGTATCACCTTCAGCAAATCCTGTGCCTGGTGTATCGACTATAACTTCGGTGACACCGCCTTCAGAAAGGTCTTGTACTTGTATTCTGGCACCAGCACCTGCACCACCTGTTATTGTTGCTTCATCACCAACTGTTAATGTGACACCATCATTTGTAATTGTTGTAGTTGATATAACTGACGATACTGATAATTTTACTTCGGTGTTTTCATCAGCATTACTTGTGCCTGTTATTTGTTGACCACGAACAAAAGTTCCTGTAGTAGTATCTTTGTTAATTTGTAATTCAATAATCTCAACAGCCCCTTCTCTAGTTTTAAAAACACGCTCTACAATTGCTGTTGCTTCATTGATACTAGTATCTGCAGGATTATTTGCTTGTGTAATTGTTTGACCAACTAAAGTGTTTGGATCATTTAATGCTTCTGTATCTGTTTGGGTTGCACGAATAAAAGTTGTTGTATTAAATTTACCATCTGATACTCTAAGCATATCAACTGTCGGTAAATAAACTTCAGAATTTTGATTGAATAATAATTTGAAAAGTGTCTTGTGAGCTCTTGCTGTACCCTTTGCTCTATAAAGTGATTTAATATTTTTAATTAATTTTCTTCTATCAACAGCGTCATCTGTATCTAATGGTATTGAAGCCAAAAATGTTTCTTTCATTTGCGATAAGAAATCACTTATTGTATGGTCTGGATCAGAATAGTTTAATAGTTGTTGAATATTCTGAACTGGATTAGCACGATACTTTCCTACTTTAGCAGTTTGACCTGAACTAGAACCTGTTACAGTTTCACCATTAATAAAACCTGAATGAGCAGATATGAATAATCTGGAATTAGAATTTATATCATCAGCTAAAATAGTTGCTGTTGCACCAGAAGTAGCACCAGTAATTGTTTCACCTTTTACATAACCACTAGTTATTGTATTTGATTCATCTACAACCTTAAAACCTTTGTCAGCACCTGATATATTTGTGCCATCTAATAAAAGATAACTAACAGCATCGGTTTCTGTTTCTAAAACTATAACATCTTTTGTATCAATATCAGTTAAAGTTAATTCAGCAGATTCCATAAAAATGAAATACTGTTTTACAAATTCTAAAAATTTAGGATGTTGCTCTAAAACAAAATCTGGTGCTTGTTGTTTTATCTGACTAGATAATTTATTTTTAAAAGTTTTTTTAAATGTTGTCATTGTTATCCATTAGTAACTTGAATAACTAGTAGTTGTTGTATATGTTGTGCCAGCAGAAGAACTACCACTCTCAACTGTATCAACAGCACCAGTCACAGTTGAATTAGCTGTATCTATTTGTAAGATTTGATTTCTTACAGGTACGATATCATTTGAATTAGGTATTGCAAATACTCTTATCTGTGTGCTTGCTGCACCATCTACATTTGAAATACTTGTAATATTTGCTGAAGTTAAAACCACTTCACCATTATCATAATCTACTGTGCCAAAACTTGAACTAGTGTAAGTACGAACACCACTACTTAAATAATATGCTCTAAGATTACCTTTACCATCATCATCTAAAAAATGTTCATTAGTGGAATCATCATCGCTAATTTTAAATCCTGATGAAGATATTATTCCACCTGAATCCATATTATGTCCTGAATGTGGATTATAAAATGCATTATTATAAGATATGGTATATTTCAACGCTGAATTTAAAGTTGGTGTAAAGAGTTTATATAATTTAATCGTTGTTATGTTTGATAGTATTGAACTATCAACAGCATCAATTTTTCTAGTTAATTCAGAATGTCTAAAGACACCTGTAAAATTTTGTAAAGCAGAAGCACTATGATTTGCTATCTCGTTTAATACATTTGTTTGAAGTGTAATAACATCTTTTGTAGTGTTAGAAGAATTGTATTTGAAACTTGTATCAGTTGTTATAAAAGTTGTTTCTGGATCCACGATTATAGGTGTGACAGAAGCAACTGAGAAATTTTTTAAACTTGTAACAACATCATTCTTTGTTGCCGTTGTTAAGTTTGCACCAGATTTTGCTTTGATAGAAATAAAAACTTTACCATAATTAGGTGTTGAGTTATCTTCACCACCCCATACTTGCACAGCATCAGCATTGGCATATAAACTTTTTACTAAAGTTTTATAATCATTTCCTGTAACAGCTCTATCTTGAGCTGCATAATCTCTTGGCGCTTGTAATTTTATTGAAGTGATACTCTCTGGTCCAGCACCACTATTTGCATTAGTAAGAGTTGTAATAGTTGTATTAGAAAAACCACCAATATTTCCTGATAGTGTAAATGTGTTAGCCCCATTAGGTGCATCCTGATTACAAACAATATAATCTAAAATTACTATATTACCATCTGAAATAGCTTTACCTAAAACACCATCACCAAAATAAACTTCAAACTTACCTTCTTCAACTTCTTGTAAAAAATAAACGTTTGATGTGCTATCAATTGATGTAATACCATTTGCTAAATTAAAAGTTGTTGTAGTAGAATCAGAGGATGAGTTTTGTACTTTAACTGTTAATGTTGTTGTATCAACATTTTCATTTGGTATAATAAATCTTTGGTCTGTATCAGAGCTGTTTACTGTATATTTAAAATTTAAAAGACTACCTTCTTTAATACTTAAATCATTAAAAGTATAAACACCATCAACAGGTGTGATTGTTACATCAGCATTATTAATAAAAGTAAATGATTGACTATTTACAGTTGAGGTAAATTTTGTTCCTCTACTCATTGTTAATGAAGCACCAGATGCATTATTAACAACTACCTTGATGTCTGCTGTAGAACAAGTAGAACTTGTTGGTGTATAACCAACTGACTTAGCTAATGATACAACACTCTCTCTTAAATCAGCACTATCTAAAAACATTTCGTTAGCTGCAATATTAGCATTATAAGAAAGATAGTGTGTATTGTATGCTAATAAATCTAATAATACTGACATACCAGCACCTTCGAAATCATAATCTTGAAATTCTGTTTGTTGACTTAAAAATGATTTTAAGTTACCTTTAATTTGGTCAAAATCTAATTCTGATATATCTAATTTAGTTGCCATTTTATCTTAGTCTTTCTAACATTGTTTCTATCTGTACTGGTTCAGGATGATTAACCACATAAAAAGAAATTGTCACTTGATAAGCATTGTTATCTATATTTGGTCTAGTCATTACTTGAACTATCTCAGCTCTAGGTTCATATGCATTAAGAAGTTGCTCAATTTGTTTTGTAATTAAATGTGACATTTGAGGTGTCATATTTTCAAACAACATCGCTCTTAAATTAGACCCTAATTCTGGATGAAAAGGTCTCTCATAATAATCTGTTTGAATTAAATTTTTTACACTACGCTTTACAGCTTCTACATCTTTTAAAAATGGCACATCTTTTGTAACAGTATTCATTTGAAAATCTAAATCTAGGTCTGAATATATCCTAGAGCTTCTTTTACTTTGATTTGATACTGTGTCAGCACTATAACTTGCCATTTTTTAAATCTCTCCTTGTAATATTTATAACCAATTATCCAGCAAACACATTATCTGAACCAGAAGCTGAAGCATTAGGCACAAAAGAGGCATGACCGCCCGTTGCGTCACCTTTTCTGTGAACACCAATACCATTTACAAATACTGTTGTTGAACCGCCTGTTGCAGGATCGCCACAACTTGTAGTATCTCCTATTCTAACTGTTCTCTCGCTGTTAGTTAAAACATTTTCTGAACCAACCGCATAAGCAGTTTGATGAAAAGGATTAGGTGTAGGACTTAAATGTCCTATATGTTTATCTTTATTAACTCTAGTAACTTCTGGCACTATTCACTTTCTTTGTGCCAAGCTATAGCGTCTTCGATATTTAAAAATCCTGTTTCTATTCTGCCTCTATGTGTTCTTACTGTCCATTTGCCTGAAGTATCTTGTCTAGCGTCTGTAAAATATTCTTTCCAAGATGGTTCATTTGTAGCAGGTTGTTCAATAACTTTAGGTTCTTCTTTTTCAGCATTTTTTTGAGCTTTCTTAACTTGTTTGATAAGTTTATCTTTAGTTAATCTTCTATCTAACTCAATACCAAATTGTCTACCTAAGGATTCTAAAGCAGCCTTTGTCATTTTTTTCAAATCTTGAGCCATTGTATTCTCCTATTTCTTTTTTGTAGTTTTTTTAATTTTCTTTTTAACTACTTTTTTCTTTTTCTTTTTTGGTTCTGCTTTTTTAGGTTCTTTTTTTTCTTCTTTTTTCTTACCGAACCAAAGCACATCTAAAAAACTCATATTATCTCCTTATTCTGCAGGACCTTTTACGATCCCTTTTTTAATTAACTTCAATCTATTCTTCATGTGTTGGTTTTGAACATCATCTTTACTACCACCAAAGTAAGTAACAGCGTGTCCTTCTTCACATAGTATATCAGCACACTTTCGACCATCCTCTGTCATAAAGTCACCTAGAATACGACCAAATTTACCCTTCATATCTTCACCTTTTTTAGATACTTGGGTTTTTAAGATTGCCTTTGCACCAAGTAATTCTTTTAATCTTGCTTTTGAGGCTAATCCAAACTTCTTTTCTATTTTATTTCGTGTTCTGGACTCTGGTGTGTCAATACCCATAATTCTAACTCTCTCTTTTTTAATCCAAGTATTAAATCCAAGGTCAATATCAACATCTACCGTATCTCCATCAATCACTTTTAAAATATTTACTCTATATTCGTACATATGACTATTTATACCATGCTTGACAGCTGTTTATAATTATGTTATACTGAGAATATGGACGATGATACACAAAAAATGATTGAAGTACAGGCTGACCTGATGGATTTGTTCGTAAAATATGCCGATAGTATGGATCAGGCAGTTGCGATTGCGTTTAAAACAGTTTTGGACTGTTATGTGGCACAATTAGGACGTGAAGGCACCCTTGGAATGTTAGACCATGCGAAAATTACGGTAAATATGGGAAAACATGACATCTTAGGGGCAG